AGCAGCAACACTAGAACCACCTGCTCCTGTATTATTAAAAACAAGTGCGTCCCCAACTACATATCCAGTTCCAGCATCATCAACTATAAATCCGTCAACTTCTCCTAAAGATATTGCGTCAACCTTCGCAGTTGCTTCACCATTTCCAGCAGAATTTCCTGTTGGTATATGAACAGTTTGGTCGTCTGTATAATAACTTCCTCTATCAGATATCGTACCACCAGTTACAATTGATTTTACTGTTGCTCTAATTATTAAATCGGTTGAATTTGAAATCGCAGTAACTTGTTCTCCAATTGTAAATGTTCCTACAGTTTGGTCATTATCTAAATCAAATTCTGAAAATGTAACACCACCCTCAACGAGAGTTTGTGTAGTTTCTACAATTGATGTTGCTTCTGATTCAACACCAGTTATTTTTTGTCCTTCAAATTCACTTGACTCAACTGTACTAGAAATAGTTACACGTAAAATATCTTTTACTAACCATCCACTATCAGAAACTCTCAACATTTTTTCACTAGGATAATTTACTTCCGAATTTTCATCAAATAATAAACGCATTAAGAGTTGATGTCCTCTTGTTGTACCTTTTGCTTTATATAATTGTTTTATGTTTTGAATTAATTTTCTTTTATCAACATCATCAGCAAGATTATAAGGAATAGATTTCATGAAAGAATCTCTCATGTTATCAAGAAAATCATATATCGTATTATCTGAATCTGCGTATTCTAAAAGTTGTTGAATGTTTTGTACTGGATTTCCACGATACTGAACAATTGTTCCTTGAGAACCAGATGTTCCACCTGTAATCGTTTCACCAGTTTTAAATTTTTGTTGTGCAGAAATAAATAATCTTTTTGTTCCATCACTTATATCACTTACTAAAACAGTTGCAGTTGCTTTACTAGTTCCACCTGTAATTGTTTCTCCTGATGTAAAAACAATAGTTGAAGCTTCATCTACTATTCTATCACCAGTTTCAGCTAAAATATAATTACTACTATCTGTTTCTTGAGCAAGATTATTAATAGTTCCACTTAAAATTAATTCACCTGCTTCTAAAAATTTATAATAATCTCTTACAAATTTTATGAATACAGCATGGTCTGCTTGAACGAAATCAGGCGACTGTCCTTCTATAAGAGGAGAAACTTTTGTTTTTAAAGTAGATTCATTTTTTCCCATTTCATTTATTAACTATATGAAGATGTAGTTGAATATGTACTTCCAGCAGCAGAACTACCAGATGCAATACTATCAATCCCACCATTGATTGTTGAATTTGCAAAATCAATTTCAAGTAAATTATTTCTTACTGAAACAATATCATATGAATTTGGAAGTACAACTAATCTTATTTGTGTACTTGTTACATTATCAACATTACTTACAGTTGTAATATTAACAGAATTAATACTAACTTTACCAGTATCGTAATCTATTGTTCCTGCTTCGTTATCACTATAAGTTCTAGTTGTTCCTACAAAATAATATCTTCTTACATTTCCAGCACCATCATCATCAAAGAAATATTCATTTGTTGTATCTCCAGAAATTTTAAATCCAGTAGAAGTTAAAATACCACCACCACTTTTATTGTGTTCACTATGTGGATTATATAATTTGTTATTAAAATAAACTACATAATTTGTTGCAGCAGATAATATTGGTGTAAATTTTTGTGCAATTTTAATTGTTGTTATATTCGATAAAACAGATGGATGTGTATTATCTATAAGTCCTGTAACTTCTGAATGTCTAAACACACCATTAAATTTTGTTAATGTATTTGTATTATAATTAGTAAGTGTAGTAGTTATATCTGATTTTAATGTGTCTAATGATTTTGTTGTTGCAGTAGAATCATATTTAAAATTCGTTGTAAGAAAAAGAGATGTTATAATTGGGTCGATAACTACTGGAGTTGTAGATGCAACTTTATAAGTTTTTAATCCATTTTCTATATCGGTCTTTTGCGTAGTAGTTAAGTTATCTCCACTTATCTGTTTAATTGTAATATAAATCTTACCATATACAGCAGTTGAATCAACATCACTTCCTTCTTCTCCACCCCAACATTGAATTGCTTGTGCATTAGGAAATAGTGTCTTTACATGAAGTTTGTAATCTTCTGCCGTTACAGCACGACCTTGTGAGGAATAATCAAGTGGTGCATTATATTTTATTGATGCAAGACTTTCTGCATCTCCACCACCATTTGCATTTGATACAGTTGTAACTGTTACATCAGTTACTCCACTAATAGCACCAGTATTACTAAATGATGAAGCACCATTTGCTTCATTTGTGTTTGTTACAACATATGAAAGTATAACAACATTTCCATTTGATAGTGCTTTACCGATTACACCATCGCCAAAGTAAACTTCAAATTTTCCATCTTCTACTTCTTTTAGAAAATAATTAGTTGCAGTATCACTTACTGATGTAATATCTGTTGCTCGTGTATATGTAGATGTAGTTGTATCTGTTGCAGAAGTTTGAACTTTAACCGTAAGAGTATCTGTATCTACTAAATTACTTGTTATAACAAATCTTTGGTCAACATTAGCTGTATCAACAATATATTTTGTATTTACATAAGTACCTTCATAAATTTTTAAATCATTAAATCTTAATATTCCATCAGTTGATAGTGTAGTTATATCAGATACAGTTACAAAATTATATGTTGTATTATTTACACTTGTAGAAAATTTTGTGCCAGCACTTATTGTCGCACTTGAAAGTCCACTATTATTTAAAGTAACATCTATTGTTGCAATAGGTGCTGAAACAGATGATGGTGTATATCCCAACATTTTTGCATGAGAAACTATACTTGAACGAAGAGAAGCACTATCAAGAAACATTTCATTTGCTAACATATTCATATTAAATCCGAGATAGTGAGTATTATATGCCAACAAATCTAACAGGACTGACATACCAGAACCCTCAAAATCATAATCCGTAAATTCGTTTTGTGCTTTTAAAAAGGTTTTTAAATTTGCTTTGACCTCATCAAAATCAAATTCTGTTACCGTTAATCTTTTATCGTTTGTAGCCATTTTATCTTATTCTCTCTAACATTAAATCTAAAGTTTCTAATTCGGTTGGTGCATTAACAACATAAAATTCTACAGTACAATTATATGCGTTTCTATCTAAATCTTCTAATGCTCTAACACCAGTTAATCTTGCTCTGGGTTCAAAGTTTTGTATTACTTCTTCTATTTGTTTGGTTAATAATATTGCACTTGATGGTGTCATTGGTTCAAATAATGTTCCTAATATGTTAGAACCAATTTCTGGGTGAAAAGGTCTTTCATAATGATTAGTTAATACAAGATTGCGAATTGACCTTTTAACTGCTTGAACATCTGTGACTTTATTTATATCTTTATCAGAACTATTTTTTTGAAAAAACAGATTTAAATCTTTATAAATCTTTGCACTACGAGTTGATTCATTAGTCGCTTGTGAATCAGTATGTCCACCCTTTATAAATGTTGTATAGTTTGCCATGTTGTTGCAGAACTCCTATGTCTATTTATAACAATAATGTCTAAATTTAATCCTCTTGCATAAATTGACTTATAATAGAAAGTTTATTAATATCTTCGACTTTATATAAAGTATAGGTAACAAGTATTTCATCACCAATTTTGATATCTTCAATAACATCAAGAAACCATTTATGTCCTTCTTGTGTCTTTTTTGTATTTGGTGACATGGAATGATTATAAAAACCACCTAATGGTGTTCGGAATATTTCTGTATCAACAAGCATATGAGATAATCCCAATCTAGTTCCTTTTGGTATATCATTCGTAGCAAATATCCCAATTCCGTGTATTCCACTTTCTTTTATTGTTAATCCTTCATTTAAAGGTTTATAAAATTCTGACATTGATATATCCCTACACATGAGATTAATTCCCCATATATCTTTTTTTGATTCTAGCGTATTCCGTTCTTGACAATCGAACAACAGGTATCATATATCTTTGCCAATCCTCTATTATTTTTTCAGTCCATTTGCCTTCTTTCTTATATTCTTCTTCTGTTGCTTGTTTTTTTACTTTAACATCTTTTATTGAATTCAATAATCTTTTTCTATCACCAGAATATTCTGTATCGTGTATTCCTGAACGCTCCCTGATATTGTTGACGTTTTTTGCAAACTTTTTAATTATCGTGTGTGTCAAATCAGAAGCTTCTCTAAAATCATCAAATGGAAAATTAAATTCAAATTGGAAATCTATTTGTTCTTTATTAATATCAATATTCTGTTCTTTCTTTATCTTTGCGACAAAGGCATCAGTAGATGTTGTTTTCTGTCTTACATTTTCAAATTTATCTTTTGTTATCGCTGGGTGAGTAGAAAAATTACCATCTTTTAATAAAGTGTTAAAAATCTCCCCATCTATAACTTCTAATTCTGATTTTATATCATCAGTATATATCGTACCATTTGCACTTCTTTTAATTTCTACTTTAGCTATTTGTTTCGAAAATTCCTCTTTTGATTTATCTAGTGTTACGATTGCGTCAGCAATTATAGTATCATTACCTATATTTTGATTTATTGTATCTTCACTTATTTCAGATAAATCTTCTTTCACAGCATTTAGTTGTGCTGTTAATGTCTTTACAGCTTTTTCAAGTACAACTGAACTTCCACCAGATATTTCAAAATTAGGAATATTCTTTACAAGATTTTTTGTTAATCCTGCTTGGTCGAAAGAAGTAAGACTTGATACATCTACACTTGATTGTATATCTGAAATAATAGATGTTAAATCCTTTCCCTTTCCAGATAATGCAGTACCAAAACTACTTTCAAGAGAAGATAATTTTTTTACACCTGCAGTTGGATTAGATAAATTCAAACTGATTAAAGATGACAGTTCACCTTGTAAAGATGTTGTAGGTGTATCTGGAACTTCTGGCATTAAACCCGCTACAGTATTTTTTAAAGTTAACATACTTGTACTAGCAAGACTTTTCACAGTTGATGCAGACGATTCTGCATTTTCTAATAATAATTTTTTTATATCTTCTCGTTTTTCTGTTACGAGTTTTATAGATTCATTAATACCACCAAATTGTGGTTTTGGAAGTTTTTGTTTAAATGTAGGAAATGCCATTTATATTTTCTCCTATAATCCTGCAACATGTACTGTACTGTTATCTGTACCTGTTCTAGTTGTTGTAGTAGTAAAGTCTGTTTTACCTGTTACTCTAGTGGTTTTTGTATTTTCTTCAACTCTTTCACTTTTAACACCTTCAAAATAAAATGCTGAAGTACTCTTATATTGTTGTATAGTAGCACCAGTAATTGCTGTTGTTAATGATGAATTATAAGTTTCTGTAATTGCACCAGTAATTGTTTCAGTTAAAGTTCCCGCTACCGTATGTGTTTCATTCGCTTCAGTTTCAATAGTTAAATTATCAGCAGCTTTTATATTCATTACATCTCCAGATTTCATACTTATTGCCCCGATAGATGTTTGAAGATAACTTCCAAATGATGTTGAAGTCATATCGCCCATAACAAATGAACTAGAATCTCCCATGATTGATATATCATATGCTCCGTTAATATTGCTAGTTAAATCTTTTTCTATTGTTTGTATATAATTCTCACCAATTCTAGTTATGTAATCTTCACTAATATTTTCTGATACATTTCCTCTTATTTCTTGTCCAAGATTTCCACCAGATTCTCCAGTACCAATTTTTACATATTTATTTTTATGAAGTTTCTCAGTATAATCTCCTTCTACTTCTAACACATAATCGCCTTTGATTAACTTTCTAACATCGCCTTCGACTGTGAGATTAACATTACCCTTGATGTAACAAAAATCATTCCCTGCTGTTATCTGATAATTATCTTTTACAATCTTGGTTACGACAGTTCCATCTGGGTGTATTTCTTCAAATGTTCCTACTCTATGATATTTAAGTAATCTCTCACCGCCTGGACTATCATCTATTTCATGGACATGTCCACTTTCACTTTCATGCACATGATTATATGGATATATTGTAGCACTATTGGATTTTGGATTAGGTTCGTCAAATGTGCTACGTGTTTCTGCTTCAGCATAATCTTCTATTGTTTCAAGAAAAGGTTTTGTAGCAATTGGAAGACTAGTAAGTCTAGTAATTCTTCTATTATAAAGAGATTGGTGTGTTTCTCCAATAGCACCCCTTGCTAATGAATTGGTATCATTATCTCCTATGACTTTAGGATAAATTCCTTTTGGGTCAGAAAATCCTTTTGTTGTATCTACATTATTTTTATTATATCCAGGCAATGTACCCATAATAATAGGTTCTTGTTTCTGAATAGCATCTTTAAAAAATCCAATTACCCATGTTCCCTCAACCATGAATGGTGGAGTATTTCCCATACCATTCATTGATGGATTCGTAATCGGGTGCATAACTTCTGCCCATGGCAAAGTTTCAGTTGGTATCTTATTTAAATCTTCTGTATGGTATCCTAAACAACGAACACGAACTCTACCAAGTTTATCAGGGTCATCTCTATCTTCTACAACACCAACAAACCAAGCAAATCCATCTTGCCCCATAAAATAATTTTCATTCATATGTTAATCCACAAAATTGCCAATTTCAGGCAAGTCAACTTCCTCTTCACAACAACTATCACATGAACATTCTGTTTCACATGAACATTCTGTTTCAGATGAAGTATTTGTTTCCGTAGCATAACTGATATTTGATATCACATGATAACCATTTTGTTCAGTATAATATGTCATAATATTCTCCTATTTCATTGAATATTTATAAGGAATATTTCAATTTAATTTTGTTTTCCCTTTTTTAAAAAAAGTTAATAATTTCGGGGTTTTACAACAATACATTTGACATGGCCGCCAGTTATGTTATACTTATATAGTGAGGTTGAGAGATAAGCTAAATATGAAAAAAACAAAGATTATTAAACCCGTTGGGTTACCAAAAAAATTAGTTGCGAAATTACTTGCAACTGAAAATATTGATGTTGTATCTGAAAAGATACCAACAGCATATTTCGATTTAAAAAGTAGAAAGATTGGAATTCCAGTATGGGAAGATGTATCCCAAAATGTTTATGATTTACTGGTTGGACACGAAGTTGGTCATGCTCTTTATACTCCAATAGAAGTATTAGAAAAAGCTAGAGAAAGAAAAATCCCTAAATCATTTATAAATGTTATCGAAGATATTAGAATCGAAAAAATGATTCAAAACAAATATCCAGGCTTGGTAACCAATTTTAGAAAAGGTTATAAAGAATTAGTAAAAAGAGATTTCTTTGGTATTGGAAAGAAAAGTAAACCATTATTAGAACTAGGTCTTGTTGATAGACTAAACATCTATGCAAAAACTAAAGATGAAAACATTATCTTTTTAGATGATGAAAAATGGATTTTTGATGATATAGAAAAAATGACTACTTGGGAAGATGCTATTAACCTTGCAGAAAAACTTGCAAAGTATATGGAAGACAACCTAGAAAGTCAAGGCGAATCTGTTAAAGCGAGTGATGACCTTATGGATTCTGAAGATTCTGGAGATTCTGAAGATTCTGATTCTGGAAATTCTGAAGATTCTGAAGATTCTGATTTTGATTCTGATTCTGATTCTGGAAATTCTGATTCTGGAAATTCTGATTCTGAAGATGATAAAGATTCTGGAAAAACAGATGATGATGAAGATGATTGGGAAACTGATTACAATTCAGAAAGTATAACTGATAAAAATCTTCAAAAGAAATTAAAACAATCTGCTGATACAACAGGTACATATTTGAATGTTCAAATGCCTGATTATGATTTAAAAGATATAATTGTTAGTTATGAAGAATGGTCAGAATTTGATGACAGTATGGGTGCGAAGAGCAGATATTATAGTGAGAGAAGAAGTAAAGAAGCTGATTCACTTATTGAGTCTGATTGGAAAGCATTTAAAAATAGTTCAATTAAAACTGTAAATCTTTTTGTTAAAGAATTTGAAATGAAAAAATCTGCTGACAATTATTCAAGAGCAACTGTTAGTAAATCGGGTTCTTTAAATCTTAAAGTTCTTCACAAGTATAAATTTGAAGATGATTTATTCAAAAAAGTTACGAATATTCCAGATGGTAAAAATCATGGATTCATTTTTTATGTTGACTGGTCAGCAAGTATGGATGACAATCTCATTCCAACTATGAAACAATTATTAAATCTTGTATGGTTTGCAAAGAAAACAAATATTCCATTTGAAGTTTATGCGTTTTCCGATTCATACTGTACAGATGATAAACTAAGACTGAGTAGAGCAAGAGATAATAGTGCGTTTTCTACTGAAATCGGAGATATGAGATTTGGTGATAGACAGTTTAAGTTGTTAGAATTATGTAATTCAAAAATGAATAATTCAAAATTAAACGAAGCACTTAAAAGATTTCATACTTTATGTAAAAGAATGTGTTGGTGGAGGATAGAGAATGCTGAAGAGCAATACTCTTATCACATGATGGAAGTTCCAAGTGAATTGAGATTAGGTGGAACTCCTTTGTTACAGACTGCTTTGGTCAATGTTGAAATGACTAAAAGATTTGTAAAAACTTATAGTGTTGATAAACTTAATGTTTGTTACTTGACAGATGGTTTAGGTGGGCCGTTAACTAACTATGTTAGCGAGCATGATAACGAGGGATATGTTAAAGTTAAAACTATTCCTACTAGGGATAATCATCCTAGCTATGATTATGAAGTACCCGAAGAAGAAAGAAAAGGTAGATATTATGGAAGTAATACTCATGTTAAAGTTGGCAAACATAATCATTTTGATATTCCACCTGCTAGAGATGAGAACACTTGGAAATTAAAAGGCGTTTCGTTAGAACCTACTAGAGGCAAAAGTTCATATGGAGATTTGTTTTCCTATCAATTTGAACAACTTTCAAAAATTGCAAAACAAAATACAGATTGTAACATTCTTGGTTTTCATTTGATACCAACTCTAAAAAGTGGAAAAGTAAAACCCCACGATGTTGCGTATGCTATTCATCATCACCATACATTAATTTCAAAGCAATTGGAAAAAGATAAACATTACAATGATGGACTTGCTTCTGGGAAGTGGAGAAATAACAATACGATTGCTGGTAACAAAGAAGATTATGTAAGTAAAACAATTAATAAAGATGGTGTCTTTAATATACCAAACGCCTTAGGTATGGATGATTATTTTCTAATCCCTGGCGGTAGAGGTATTGAGTTAGATGATACTGAACTTTCTAAAGATTTAGTTGGTGCTAATAAAAGACAATTAACAAAAGCGTTTGGTAAAAGCAGAAACGATAAAGTTAAAAAAAGAGTATTGTGTAGTAAATTCATGGATACAATTTGCTAAAACTTTTCCAGACGATATTTAAATATCTTAAAACTCATTTAAGGATTGATAGTTAATAACTGTCAGTCCTTTTTTTTTATCTATGTCCTTGTCTATTATAAGGTTTAAAGTCTCTTTTCTTATTTTTATTCATTGACGCCATTTTAACTCTACCTTTCCTAGATGTTTGACTAGTTTTCTTATTAAGTTTCACATGTGAATTTTGTGCGTTATGTTTTGCCATATGATTATTTATTAGTCAAATTTTTCGGGTTTATCAGCACTATCTTCCATTTTATACCAATTATCATCGAAGTATCTTTTTACTTTTTCTCTGTATCTTTTAAATTGATTTCCATGTTCATCTTCTACCACTACTTCTTCATATTCATCTTTTGTAATTATTTCAGTTTTCTTAGGTTTATATTCTTTCTTTTTATTCACAGGAATTTTTCGTTTTCTATTATTAAGTATTGTTTGATTCGCAGCAATAATCAAAGCAATTGCTAGTGGGTCGAACACAAAAATTATAAGTAGAATAACTCCTCGTACTGATTTCTCCAAATATAATTTTGCGTCTTGTCCATAGATAAGTTCTGCAATATATTTTATCGGCCCGATTTCTCTTTCAAAGTTTTTTACCTTATATCTCAACTCTGCTTGAGCATCTTCATATCCATCTATCTTAGTTTGTGCTGTTGTAATGATATCATTATAATAATCTAATTTTTCTCTTTGCTTTTTTTCAAATGAAAATGCTCGAGTAATATTACCTCTATCAATGCTTCTATCTATTCCACGATTAATTCTATCTACTGAATCTTCTGCACGAACAATCTTTCTTTCTTCTTGTTGTTTCTTTGTATTTAATTTTTCAATAGATAGAACGGTATTAGATAATCCAGAACCTTGTTCAATATGTGATTTAGATAAGAATCCAAAGATACCCATTGAAGTGATTAACATTAAAATCACTAATGCGATTGATAGATAGGTTTTTAAAAAAAGACTTGTTTGTTTCCAGTTTCGATAAAGCCAACTAGCAGTTATAAGTTTTCCTATTTCCAGAACTATTCCCATTACGATAATAGGAATAAAAGCGGCAGGAAAAATTGATGTAAGACCTATAATGGAATAATATGCAGCTACTCCAGATATAGAAATTGCAACTATAAGAGTAAGAAGTGCAAAATACATTATACTGTATTTATCTTTTTTTATGGGTCTGTAATGTTGTTTCCATCAATTGCAACCCATTCTTGTATTTTTTGGTAATCTCTGTTTGTTGGGTCTAGTGGTACATAACTAACACCGTTCATTAAATAACCTGTTAAAGTACCATTTGCATCTCTCATGTTTACTACTGTTTCAATCATTTATAACTCCGCCTCAAAGTAAAAATAAGCTTGGTATCCATCATTTGCTGTAAGACCTGCATCAAAATCATAAGCAAACTTATAACTATTAACATCTACAAAACTACCATTAGGAACAAATTGTGGTGTACCAGCATTAGTAAGATTATATATATCATTAGCTGTTCCACCTTCGGGATACTCATGTGATGTTGTTGGACTCGTTCTCATAGTAGTTGGAAAGTTAATATTAAATACACATCCGCTAGTAGAGTATGTTATAAAAGTATATAGACCTCTATGATAATATCTTTGACATTTTGATAGCGTTTCACTTGCACTTTCTCGTTTGAAATCATTTGCTGTTGCACCAGGTTCTAACTGAACATCTGTAATATATAAAACATGTCCTGCTGTTGTATCTGTAACATCACTCCAAATAAATACAGCAAGATTATTAGTAGTACCAGTATCGACTGATATATTTTCTATTTTATATCTCACATCTGATGTAGTTACATTTAAATTAGCAGGTGTGTTCTCATAAGTCCAGCTTGTTGCTAATGTCGGGTCAGTACCTTCTGAGTTCCAAGCAGCTACTACATCACTTGTTACAGCATCTGCTGAACCACTCCATCCTATCACAGCAGCTTTAACATTATCTAACTTACTAACATTAGAAGCTTTTGCCAGGAATGATAAACTTACAGTAGCAGTACCTACAATTCCAAGACTACTACAGTTTGTAGCTTCTATTATTTGTACTATTCCAAATTTCTTATCTTCTGTTTCTACATCCAAGGCAAGAGAATATCTAGGAGCACCACCTGTAACACTAGTATCTAGTAAACCACCTGCACGAACAACATCAACAATATCATTGCCATCCGACAGTACTCTCCATCTACTTGCTGTGCAAGTGTCATCATTATTAGCTCCAGACCTAAATGCTGTTCCTCTTTGCCAAGCTGTAAAATCTCCATTTATTATTCCATTATAAGAAGCAGGTTTACTAACTCCACTTGCTACATGAGTTGTTAATGTATCTAGTCCTACTCTTTTAATTGTTCCGCCATCTGAATAAAGTAACTCATCTGCATCAGCAAGTCCAGAAGTAATTTCTGTTTGTCCAGATATAACATTATTGTTTAGGTGTTCGCTTTCAACGGCATCATCTGCAATCTTCGCTTCGGTAATAGCATCAGCTTGTATGTCACCAGTTGAAACTGTATTATCTGGAAGAACTGGAACTTGACTAAATGTTACAACACCATCAGATGCAATTGCGATTGCATCAGTATCACCAACACTACCTATGTTACCTGCATTAGGTATAACTATATTTCCACCAGTAGTCATTGTACCACCACCAGTATAAGTTCCTGATACATCTAAGTTGGCATTTACATCTACAAGTGTAGAATTTAATTCTATTTCATCATCAGCGTTTATATCTAAATCGCCATCAGCGTCTGACCTAATATTAATTGCACTATCTCTAAACTGGAGTTGCATATCAGTATTAAGTAATAGACCATCATTATGAACATGTGTTAATGTAACTTCATCATTTGCACCAAAAGATAATATAGCACCATCGTGTTGTAATTCTAAATCTTGTGTTAGTGTAACATCACCATCTGAACCTATTGAGATTGCGTCTGTATCAGAAGCAGAACCTATATTACCTGCATCTGGAATAACTATATTTCCACCAGTTGTGAGTAATCCACCACCTGTAATTGCACTATTAAATATTGCAGCACCTGCTTCACTACCATCAAGAGTTAACATAGTGATATCACTTGAAGCATCAGTTCCTTTAAAGATTATATCTGAATTATTAGCGGCAGCATCTATTGTAATATTTCCAGATGAAGTAGTTATAGTAACAGCGGCATCACCACTCGCAATATCATCAGCAGCTGGATTACCACCAGCATAAGTTTTTACATCTGAAGCAGGAATAGTTTTCATAGTCCCATTATCATTTACTATAAATCCATCTGCGTCAGCAATAGTGATTGAATCACCAACAGAAGTTCCACCATCTAACAAGTTTAATTCAGTTGTAGTTACTGTTGCGCCATCGATTATTTCTAATTCTGTTTCGTTAATAGCAGCGCTACCAATTGTGAATCCTGTACCAGTTACAATACCACCAGAAGTAACTGTTCCAGATACATCTAAGTTGGCATTTACATCTACAAGTGTAGCATTTAATTCTATTTCATCAGTTGCATTAATATCAAGGATTGCATTAGATGGAGCATTAATAGATTGTGATGCATCATTGAATTGAATTGCCATAGTGCTATTCAATAATATTCCTGTATCTGCAACGTGTGTTAAAGTAACATCACTATCAGCACCAAAACTTAATACAGCAGCATCTGATAATAGTTTAACATCATTACCTGTTACAACATCTAGTGCAACAGAAAGTCCACCATCTGTTTGTAATGAACCATCAGTAGTAGATGTTGCGTCTGTAGTATCATCTGTTTTTAATACACCAGTAGAAGTTATCGCACCAGAACCAACAGTTCCAGCAAGTGTTACATTTGCACCACTAAAAGTGGCGGCGGTAGTAGTCCCCGATTTAATTATTAAATTACCAGATGTGTTCGTTGCACTACCAAAAGTAGTTCCACCCGCTTTAAAGAATACATCTCCACCACCAGCATCTAATACAACATCTCCAGCAGAATCTAAAGTAACAGTTGTACCATCTGCTTCAAATGTTCCATCAGCAGTAATTGTAATATTAGCGGCAGCGGCAGCAGCATCAGTTGTAACAATTGATAAAGTACCATTTGTTCCAGCAGTGAATACGGCAGTATCACTACTTGAACCAGTCATGGTCATAACTTTACCATTTATCGCAACATCATCTACAGTTAATGCAGTAAGAGTTCCTAGAGAAGTTATATTTGTTTGGGCAGCAGTAGTTACAGTAGCAGCAGTTCCAGAAGTATTACCTGTAACATTACCTGTTAATGTACCAACAAATCCTGTAGCAGTTACTTTACCTGTACTTGGATTATATGTTAATGTTCCATCAGATTCAAGACCAATATTACCGCCATCAACATCGCCCCCAGCAGTAAATATAATAGCATTATCTTCGTCTGTAGATTCGTTGTCAGTTATTGTAACAGTTGTTGCAACAGTAGCTACATCAGCAGTACCAGTTACATCACCAGTTACATCGCCTACAACATTTCCAGTATATCCATCTGAAGTTATAGTACCCAATGAAGAACCAGCATCAGCAAATGTAATTGTTCCATTATCAGCATCTAATGTTATACCACCAGATGAATCTAAAGTAACAGTTGTACCTGCGAGTTCTGCCGTACCATCGGCAGTAATTTGAATATTAGCGGCAGCGGCAGCAGCATCAGTTGTTACAATTGATAAAGTTCCATTTGTTCCAACAGTAAATACAGCAGTATCACTACTTGAACCAGTCATAGTTATAACTTTACCATTTATTACAACATCATCAACAGTTAATGCAGTAAGAGTTCCTACAGAAGTAATCGCAGTTTGAGCTGCTTGTGTAACTGTTAAAGCAGTTCCAGAAGCATTACCTGTAACATTACCAACAACATTTCCAGTAAAACCATCTGAAGTTATAGTACCCAATGAAGAACCAGCATCTGCGAATGTAATTGTTCCACCATCAGCATCTAAAGTAATTCCACCACTAGAGTCTAATGTAACAGTTGTACCAGCAAGTTCAGCAGTACCATCGGCAGTAATTTGAATGTTAGCGGCAGCGGCGGCATCATCAGTTGTTACAATTGATAAAGTTCCATTTGTTCCAGCAGTGAATACGGCAGTATCACTACTCGAACCAGTCATGGTTATAACCTTACCATTTATATTAACATCATCTACTGTTAAAGCAGTAAGAGTTCCTAAAGAAGTTATATTTGTTTGAGCGGCAGTCGCTAATGTACCAACAGGATTTTGACTAAATGTAACTACACCATCAGATGCAATCGCAATCGCATCTGTATCACCAGCACTTCCTATGTTACCTGCATTAGGTATAACTATATTTCCACCAGTTGTAAGTAATCCACCACCAGTAATTGCACTATTAAATATTGCTTTACCTGCTTCACTACCATCAAGAGTTAACATGGTAATATCTGAAGAAGCATCAGTTCCTTTAAATATTATATCTGAATTGTTAGCAGCGGCATCAATTGTAATATTTCCACTTGAAGTAGTTATATTAACAGCAGCATCACCTGTACCGATATCATCAGCAGCAGGGGCGCTACCACCAGCGTAAGTTTTTAAATCTGAAGCAGGAATACTTTTCATAGTTCCATTATCATTTACTATGAATCCATCTGCGTCAGCAATAGTTATAGAATCGCCGACAGAAGTTCCACCATCTAATAAATTCAATTCAGTTGTAGTTACTGTTGCGCCATCTATTATTTCTAATTCTGTTTCATTAATAGCGGCACTACCAATTGTGAATCCTGTTCCAGTTACAACACCAGTAGAAGTAATTGCACCAGAATCAATTGTTCCAGCAGCAGTTACGTTTGCACCACTAAAAGTAAGTGCAGTAGTAGTCCCAGATTTAACGATTAAATTTCCAGATGTATTTGTTGCACTACCAAAAGTAGTTCCACCATCTTTAAAGAATATGTCACCACCATCAGCATCAAGTATAATATCAGTAGTTGCATCTATAGTAGAGGTAGAACCAGAAGTTAAATTAGCACCATCAGATAAAGTAACAATAGTATCATCCGAATGTCTAATGTATATTTTTTTATCGGCAATATTAACTGCAATTTCGCCATCAACTATATCGGAAGTGCCTGGAGCACTATCAGCAGTTTCAGACCTTTTAGGTTTTATTACAATTGCCATTTAAGTCAACTCTCCTTTATTCTCATATTATAACATTATTTATTAAACTTGTATTAGAATGTTCCGCCATCTACAGTAGTTGCCCATGCGATAGTATCTGAGGATGCTGTATATGCTAATATACTATCATTACTTCCACCACCATCTAAAGCACTAAGTGTGTTAGCAGTATTTGCAAGGATAACACTTCCTTTAGCAGCAGCAGTTAAACCAGTACCACCATTTCCAATAGGTAATGTACCAGTTACTTTTGAAGTCAAATCAATACTACCTGCTAACATTGCATTTGTAACACCAGCTGCTTTTACTCGTAATGCATCTGAATTGATTTCTATAGAACTGTCATCAACTCCAACAGATAAAGTGTTACCACTTTTTGCTAATCCAACTCCAGCAGTAATTTGACCTGCACCAGAAAACTGTGCCCATGTCATTGCAGTAGAACCAACTGTAATGTCATCATTTGTTGTTAGAACAAAACCAGAATCTCCATTTGCAGTACCTTCAGTAACAAATGTAAATGCACCAGAAGTAACTTCTGCGTTTGCATCAAAATCAGTTGCTCTTGTTGGAGCGCCAGATGAATTAACAGTATAGATACCATTTTCTGCACCTGTTGATTGGTCTTTAAGTAAAATCCTATCATTAGTTGCAAGTGTAACTCCATCAAGTGTGTCACCATTTGTATATGCAGAACTTAATGTACCATTTCCAGTAGAAGCAGCAACAACAGAATCTTTAACATCAAGTCCTGTTTTTACGGCATCAACATATGCCTTAGTAGCTGCATCTTGAGCAGAAGTTGGGTCAGTAACATTTGTTATTTTGTTACTTCCCATAGTAATAGTTTGACTACCAGCAATTGCAAGACCATTTAATGTACCTACACTTGTTATCGCAGTTTGAGCGGCACCAGTTACAGTAGCAGCAGTTCCAGAAGCATTACCTGTAACATTACCTACGACATTACCAGTATACCCATCGGAAGTTATTGTACCTAATGAAGAACCAGCATCAGCAAATGTAATTGTTCCACCATCAGCATCTAAAGTAATTCCACCAGATGAATCCAAAGTAACAGTTGTTCCAGCAAGTTCAGCAGTACCATCTGCAGTAATTTGAATATTAGCGGCAGCAGCGGCAGTATCAGTTGTTACAATTGATAAAGTACCATTTGTTCCAGCAGTAAATACAGCAGTATCTCCACTCGAACCAGTCATAGTTATAACTTTACCATTTACAGCAACATCGTCTACAGTTAATGCAGTTAAAGTTCCTAAAGAAGTTATGTTCGTTTGAGCAGCAGTAGTTACAGTAGCAGCAGTTCCAGAAGTATTACCTGTAACATTACCTGTAACATTACCCACAACATTTCCAGTATATCCATCTGAAGTTATTGTACCTAATGAAGAACCAGCATCAGCAAATGTAATTGTTCCACCATCAGCGTCTAAAGTAATTCCGCCAGATGAATCTAGTGTAACAGTTGTACCTGCGAGTTCAGCAGTACCATCTGCAGTAATTTGAATATTAGCGGCAGTACCACCACCATCAGTTGTAACGATATCTAAAGTACCATTTGTTCCAGCAGTAAATGTAGCGGTATCACTACTTGAGCCAGTCATGGTTATGACTTTACCATTTAGGTTAATATCATCTACAATTAATTCATCAAGTTTTTTGTCAGAATCAACAATAATAGCACTAGATGCCGTTAAAGTACCAGCAACATGGTCTAACATATCTCCAAAGTATTGTCCACCTATTACATTAACACTTGAACCATCTCCGATGAATAATCTATCTCCGAGATTACCCTGTGTTCCAGTACCTTGCGTATATGCTAATTCGCCGTTTGCAAGTGAACTAGGTGCTGAAGTTCCAGTTGACCTTTTAATTTGTAATGTTACTGACATTGTTTACTCCCTAGAAATTTCCACCATTTAAAGTCATATTATCGGTAATTTCTGTTTTTGCTACCCATGATGTACTGGTTGTATTATATTGTAAAATAGAACCATTATTTAAAGTTGTTATGTCAACATCCGTCATTTGAGATAATGAATTTGTAGATGGTACAACAACTCTTGTTACTTGTGATTGTGTGCCTTGCGAAACAGAGCCCACAAGTGAGTCAGTTGATGATAGTGTTGCTGTTATTGTAGACATAAGTTAACTCCTTGATACACTTGGATTGACAGTCGCTGTTCCTTCAACAACTCTTGTTTTTGTTCCACCAGATGCTGTAATTACTACATCATAAACAAATCTTCCTCTACTCATTGCTGCTGTTTGTGTACTAGTTAAAGCTAAAGTAAGTTGACCACTAGTTCTATCAGAAGCAAACGTAACAGTAAAAGAAGTTGCACTAGAAGATAAATGTGATTTTCTAAGTTGTGCTATGGCAGTATATCCAGTTAGATTTAATGCTGCATCATCGCTGTCTTTAATTGTAACAGTAGTTGAAAAGTTAGCACCTTGGTCTATAAAAATATTTGATATTGTCGCCATTGTTTATTAATCTAATCCTTTTTATTATTATTTATAAAGAAATATTATTTTACACAATGTTAAAATATTAAATATTATATATATGCATGTAGTTCCTGCAGAGGGTGCATAAAGTAATACTATAAGGGATAGTTGTTATTCATCATCTGGATATGCATATTCAACATCAGCTTCCCAATGTTCATTTGCATCACTAGTATCTAATTCAGATTTAAATACTTCTTTAATGTGATTCAATTCATCTTCCATCATATTTAATCTAGTATATAATGCATTCAACTTATCATCACATGTACATGTTGTACAATTGCAATCTTGTTCACTCACAACTTATTCTCCCTTTGGTTCATCATACCAATCATCCCAACCAAAACTATTATCATTCATATCATCATCTTCATCTTCATCATCGTCATCATATTCATCATCGTTTGAATAACCATAATCTTTTTGTGGTTTTGATTTTACTATATCATAAATGTTATCCATTTTTTCTTCTAGGATTTCAAGTGATAGTTGCAACTCTTCTAACATATCAAAGATTGCTGCTGGTGTATGTTTTATTTTTTTTGACATTTTATGTTTTCTCCGTAACCATTCTAATGTACACATATTTCTATTTATTTTATAAGTCCATTAACAACTGATTATATTTATTTAATCTTTTCTCTATGTCCTTAATATATTCCTTTTCTTTTTCGATAAGATAACAAGAAACAGATTCTTGAATAGCTGCTTCTCCTGTTGTTCCTGTTCCAGCAAATGGGTCGAGAACAGTTCCATCTTTCGGTGTAATTAATCTTACAAGATATTTCATTAACTCAACTGGTTTGATTGTTGGGTGTGTACTTCCATCTCTTTCTTTCTTGTGTGCTTTAGGAACATAGAAAAATCTTGATGCTCTGCCTTCGTCATCATATTCTATTTGGTTATCGGTTTCTGGATTTGTGAATATATTGTTTTCATGATTTTCTTTGTTTCTATTTCTTGGTGTAGGATTTGATTTTGCTACTTCTGGAAATTGTTGTTCTACAACTTCACTTCCATCATGAAGAACATTTGCTGGAAATCTTCCTCTTGGGTCGGCATCAGCGAACTCTGTTCCTTCTGCTTTCATTCCAGAATTTTCTTCTGTCCAAACTCCATCTTTATTTCTAGGTTGTCTTTGAGTTTTCTTTCTCTTTGCATTTTGGACTTGACCAAAACTTAATTTATCTACACCGATTGTTTCTTTTGATTTCTTGCCTTGGTCACGAAAATCTGGATTTGTATCTGGGTGTTTTGCTTCGCCTTCAATTCTACATTCATCTATGTTGATACCACCTGTTCCATGTTTCAATACATTATCTACAATAGATTTTTCTGATAAAGGTTTTCTTGCTAACACGATTGGCTCATGTGCTGGTTTCAATGCAGTTCCCCAACCTTCCCATTCAGAAGTTCCCTTTGTGATTGGAATATCTTTTCTTTGTGATGGGCCATGAACATAATTTCCACTTGTTATATCTTGTTGATTAGTAGTACCAATAACTTCTCTATCGTTACCTTCTTTCTTATCAATTGCTTTTCCAAGATTTAAACTCTTTGGAAATCCAGTTCCATATATCCACATGATTTGGTCACGAATTTCAAAACCAGCATCTTCAATTGCAACTGCCATTCTATGATAGTTTCTTGATGCCGAAAAAGCAATCAGATGTCCGCCTGGTTTTAAAGTTCGTAATACTTCTTTCCAGAAATCTACATTGAATGCTATTCCTGTTCCATCCCAACTCTTTCCCATAAAACCTAATTCGTAAGGTGGGTCGGTTACGCAACTATCAAAAGTATTTTCATCTAATGTTTTTAAGTGTATAAAAGAATCTTCGTTAATTATTGTTTTCATAATTTATGCCCAGTATATTTCAAAATCCTCATCAGTAGTTGTTGGTAGAGTAGAATGTTTTCCATGATGAAAACACCATACACACATTCCATTTGTTTTAAATCTTATGTTGTTATTACATGTGGAACATTTGGATGCTATGACATGGAGTTCTTCATCAAAAAGATATAAACCTTCTCTAAATTTTAAATCAGTTATTCTCATTTCTAATCTTCATGAATTTTACAAACTACAAAAATAAAGATAAATGATATGAATAAGATTCCACGTAGAATACCCATTTCTGTTATTGTATTTTCCATTATTCTTTAATTATAACAGATTTAATAGGTATTGTCAAGTGTTGTGTAGTCACCTTTGTTTGGAATTATGTTTCGAATGCCACCGATTGGATTTGTTACATCATTCTTTCTACGTGGAATCAAATGAAAATGCAGATGTGATATTGTTTGTCCTGCTGATTCTCCTTGATTCACTCCAAAATTCCAACCAGTAATATCTTCGAATTCTTTTTCTGCTTCTGGTATTCTGTGTTTTGTTAGAATAAAGATATGTTCCATTTCCAGAAAAGATAATTCTGATATAAATTCTACATGTCGTTTTGGAATTATAAGAGTATGTCCTTTCGTAACTGGATACTTATCAAGAATACAATATGCAATTTCAGAAATCAAATGTCTACCAAACGTAAGTTCAGGCATTAACATATCCTCTTCTTTATAATCACAAAAGATACAAGAGTTCTCTTCGACTGGAACATCTGATTTTCTCATTACTGTAGGTGGTGGCGTGGGTGGTTTCTGTTTATTCATTTAGATAACAAATAAAAAATAATATGTAATAACCCCAATTAGAAATCCTTGTAGAAATTTTATTCGAAGTAATTTGTGTTTACTTCTCGTTTTTATTTTTTCGAAACTCGATAAAAGAAAATATTTCATATTACTTCTGCAGAAACTCCGTACATTCTATTTGAAATACTGGTAGGTTTCTCTCATACATCTTAACAGAGTTTCCTTTCGTTATCTACCAGTCTATGTTTGTATTTAGTGATAATCTTGCATTCGTTTCAATAAATTATCCAGATAATCTTGAACTTTATTTTCTAGTTTCTTATTCCATAAGATTCTATTTACATTGAGAATCAATTCTTTTATTTTTTCCATAGTATATATTATAACATATGCATAACGCAAAGTCAAACTAGATTAAAACAATACAAGTTTATCCATGTTATGTTCCTGTCTAATTGCTGGTAAAGCACCATATAATTCGATATTACAGTTTTTAACATCAGCGTCATTATAAAACGCTGAACCCATTTGAAATAACGTAGTTTTCCAACCAGTATTATGTTGGTCAAGTCTTGTATTATACATTTCCCTTAAACCTTTAACTGTAGAACAATCACCAAGTGTACTTGTATGTATAATAACTCTTATATTTTTATTTTTAAATTGTCGAACATTTGATATACTAGCTACTGTAAACATATTTTTTGTATATGCTGAATAAGCACACACAAAATATATAATATTTTCTTCACCTTTTTTTGTACTAACGTATGCATTATTTTTGGTACGTGTACCTGTATATGCTCCATAAGATATATTTGGATATATATGGTGTAATTTTGTAAAACCATGATTTTCCATCCATTCCATTATAGTATCTGGTTTCCATGAATAAATCTGTGGTCTTGTACTCGCATTATTAAAAATACTTTGTACCATATGTTCTTTAGTATTCTCAGTAAATGGGCCAGTTTTACAAGTAGTGAATAACCATTCTCTGATTACTTTATAGTCCTTTTTTAATGCACCTTCAGAAATTAATTCGCTAGCAGCACCTATAACATCTGCTTGTGTTGCTGTACCAGAAGGCACATCAATCATATTGAATTTCAATGAGTTTGTTATAAAAGTTTTATTATCACTAACCTTATATAGAGCTACAATTGCATTCTCCATATGACAATTATTATTTAATATTTTTGTTCTTGTATATCCAGTAACGATTCTATATCCATTTCCATTTAATACTACTGCTATTGGATTATATCTTAATTTAAATCCATCTGTCAAAATATTATTTTTGATATCACTATATTTTACATTATCAGTTTGACGAGCTATTTGACTACCATATGTTTTGTTGATAGATGTCATTAATTTATTCATGGGTACAATTTGAAACCCTGTGAATTCCATACCTTCTGATAATTCATTACCATAAAGTTCTGGATATGCCTCTAAAGAAATTATTCTTTTTACAGTATCTAAATCTTTATCTGTAAATTTTTTTTGGAAAAAAGTATCAACAACAGTTCCATCTTCACTTTTTTTTGTTAAATTCTGTAATCCTGTTGATATAACAGAATTAAATTGTATGTTATCTGTATTTAAATTAACCTGTGTATTGCAAGATTCGTTGACTTTTTCAAATTCTTTATCTAATTGAGGAAAATTCTCCAACTTAATCAAATCTCCATCTTCATTTAACAATACTTCTTCAAAATTATCCATAATATATTCTCCTTTGTCCGCTTACGCTAGACCTCTAAAATAATTTATTTAAGTAACTATCATGTATTTCTGACCTCTGTTACTTATTACCTATAATTATAACATACTCAGCTCATCTGTCAAGCGTATATGTTACATTGCTTCTCTGTACCATTCTGGTATTTGAGTTTTCTTCCATGTTGCAAAACTTCTTTTGTAATGTATGTAGTAGTTTCTGTATGCTTGAATGCTGTTACCATGCACCTTTACATCATCGGGCATTGCTTGTGGTGGTTGGGTGTGTATACCATTCGTCATATTCTTAGGTGTAAATTTGAGAAAAGATTTTAATTGTGTTAAACTAGAATGTTCTTTACCACTATATCTTTTTTTAAATTCATTCCCTAAATGAATCCAAAGTTCATATAACCAATTATAGTTTCTTTTAGATTCCCTTACCCATTGACCACAAGGATGATTAATATGACTTGCGAGATATAAAGTATTTTCAAAAGTCGAACTTGGGTGTTTATATCTTTTTGCTTTTCTACCAGTTTTGGTTTTACCATAATATTCAACACCATCGAGAACTCTATGTGCAGTACTTAATAATTGTGCATATTCAATACACATCTTTGATGCATGTTTATCCAAATGCATTTCTGCACAAATCTTTGGATTCTCATGTAAATAAAATATATTCATTTCTTCATCCAGTAATACATAATATCTTTCTCTTTCTTTTGTATTTTCTTTTTACTTGTAGGTTTAACAACAAGTTTTTTAGGAACTTTCGGTTTCCTCTCGTATGAGAATGTATTTCTATATATCTGATTATTCATATAGTATATTATAACACATAATCCTTCGATGTCAAGTCCAAGATTTTAGAATTTTTTTTTCGGATTTTTTTAACTTGACAAATACTAAAGAAATGGTATACTTATTAGAATATGGTTGACAAAGACTTAAAAGAACAAATACATAAACATCATATTATTCCTAAACACGTAGGTGGAAGTGACAACCCATCCAATCTTGTAAAACTTACTAGGTTAGAACATGCGTGGGTACATTGGTTGATGTGGTGTGATGAACGTAAAGATGTATTTAATCTATTAGAATCCAAAGGTGTTAAGATTACAAAAGAAATGATAGAACATATTCCATTTAAAAATAAGAATGATAATGGTGCTGCTTCAGTACTTGCTAGAGGAGAAATAGATGGAATAGATATGGGTGGTGAGAATCATCCGAGATATATAGATGGAAGGACTAAGGATAAAGAATATAAGAGAGGATGGCAAAAAGAATATGACGCAAGACCAGAAGTAATAGAAAGAAAACAAACAGAGAGAGAGATACCAGAAGCAAAAGCAAAGAAGAAAGAATATGATGAGAAACGTAATGCAATACCAGAGATTCAAGACATACACAGAAAATATATGAAAGTATATATGAGAGCATATAGACTATTCAAGAAACATCCGATTCTGGATATTTGTTCAGGCGCTATACTATAATCTAAGATTTTTTTTTTCGGATTTTTTTGGGTTTTAGACTGTGAAAGATGTTCCACAACCACAGGACGCAATCGCATTGGGATTCTCAATGTTAAACCCTGTACTATTCAAACCATCAGAGAAATTCAGAGTTCCACCATTGACATGATTGAAACTAAACTTATCAATCACAACCTTAATTCTTTCAGAAGAATCCTTAGATTCCGAATAGAAGATATTGTCAGAAGTATCAAAGACATCATCAAATCCCATTTCATAAGAGAATCCACTACAACCGCCAGGGATGACTTTCACTCTGAGAAAGAGTGATTCTCCATCTTCTTCTTTTGTCAATAGACGAGTAATTTCATTGACTGCATTATCACTTATATTGAATTCGTTCATTATTCTTTTTCTTTTGTTTTAACCTCGTATTTGGTTTCATACAATTCTTCTTTCATATTCTGTATGTTATCTTCCATCTTATCAACAATCTTCTCTAACATATCTAATCTCATATTCTGTTCTGCATCATCTGGTAATGCACCCAGTTCACCTCTCGGCCACTTAACACGAAACTCTGAATTAAGATTCACATTGATACTTGCAATCTCTTGTTCGTGTTCAAGGAAGTTTATTCTCTCAGTAATACCAAAGTATCCCCAAACTGCAAGTGCAACAACTACCAATATCTGAACAAACCATTTCAGAGATATCTGCATCTCTGTATTCTCACCCACCTTACTTACTTGTTTATTCTCGTTATCTTTTCTTCCTACCATGATTGAATCTCTCTCTATGACTATTTATGTCGATAAAGACCTCTGGCACTCATTTTTGCCGG